GCACTATCTCCAAGATTAGGAAAAACGGTTATAGCTCTATCGGGGACACTCCTGCATCCTGAAATGCTACCAGTTCTTATCGTATGTCCTGCTTCTGTTAAAATTATATGGCAGAGGGAGATAAAGAAGTGCCTTAACAAGAACTCTATTATTCTTGAAGGCACTGCGCCATATGAGATCCCCAGTAAGTTTAAGTTTGTTATAATTAACTTTGATATTCTCTATGATTGGCAGCAGTATTTATCGTCATTTGGATTTAATTACTTCGTGGTTGATGAGAGCCATCGCTGTGGCAACTACTCTGTCTACAAGAAAGAGAAGGGAGAAGAAAAAGGTAAGCAGATTCCAGTAAAGACCACAGAGGCTTTTACTAATATCTGTAAATCGGTTCCTCATAAAGTTCTCCTGTCAGGAACTCCTGCTACGTCCAAAGTGGCTCAGTTACAGACTCAGTTAGCAGTATTTGATAAAAAATTTGCAAACCGTTGGCCGTTCCTATACAGGTATTGTGATCCTCAACAAACTTATTTTGGTCATACTTTTGAAGGTGCCACGAACGTAGATGAGCTGAGGGAACTAACTACTCCGTATATTTTTAGGCGCACTAAGACTGATGTATTCAAGACGCTCCCCAAAGAGTTCCACGAGTTTCTGCCTATGGAAATTGATACAGCTTTGTATGATAAGGAAATGGCAAAACTTAAAAAGGAGATGCAAACTAAGCATCTTTCTGAGGAAGAGATAGATGAACGTATGGCTAAGTTTGCATCCCTTTCTTATACAGCGAAACGGTCTCAAATTATACTATGGATTAAAGACTTCTTAGAGTTGAACGATAAGTTGGTTGTTTATACTTGGTTCAGGGCTACATCCAATGATCTCTTGACAGCGTTTAAGAAGTGGGCTACAATGGTCAACGGTGAAACTCCTACAAAGGATAAACAGGCAAATATAGATGCCTTTAACACAGATCCCAAAGTAAAGTTGTTCATAGGGCAAATTGCTAGTGTTAAAGAGGGCATTAGTCTGGCTTCTGCTGATAGTGTATTGTTTGCAGAGTTGGGAAGTGCTAATAGTGGGGCAGTGGAACAGGCTAGTAACAGGTTGTGGCTGCCAGAGCTTGACCAAAAGCATTTTTCATATTACTATGCTGTGGGTGCGGGATCGTTTGAAGAGAAGCGTATAAACGTGCTGCAACAACGGGCACGGATGTTGTCGTCCGTATTGGACAATAACGCAGGTGCCCAGTTGTTTGGGCAGACGTTATCTGAAATATTGAAGAAGTAAAAAGGAGCATACTGTTGAAGGTTGAAAATGTAGACTTGGGAGTTGAACGAAAATTACTGATTCTTCTCATTACTAATAAGATAGCGGCGCAGAAACTATTGCCTATTCTTGATAAGAATGGAGTAAAGACAAATTACGCCAGAATCATTCTGCCTTGGATTCAGACTTATTGGGAAACTTATGCTGATGTACCTCAGGGGAACATACAGGAGATATTCGAGCAGAAGAAACCCTCGATTAGGGATGAGGAAGTTACAACATCTATCTCCAAGCTCCTTGAATCCGTAGCTGAGGAATGTGCGGAGAGTAACTACGAGAATATTGACTTTCATATTAAGGACTGCGAGAAATACATCAGAGACAATAACCTTGCTGTATTGCAGGAAAAGGTTATGACTGCTCGGGCAGCGGGGGATGTGGCTAAGGCAGAATCCCTTATTGCAAATTTCACTCAGAAGGCTATACCTGAGTCTCAGGGAGTATCTCTGATGAATGATCTCAGTACCTTCGAGTCTTCCTTCTCTGACGAGGTATTGGAGCCTTTGTTTACCATGCCGGGAGACATAGGAAAAATATATGGCAATATATGCAGGGGGGAGCTTTCCGCTACCTTGTCCACCAGCAAGGCAGGTAAGTCGTGGGAGTGCCAATTCTTTGCCGAAAGTGCGATGGCAGCGGGACAAAAAGTATTAGTCGTAAATCTTGAAATGCGAGACGTTGAATTGCAGCAGAGGTACTGGCGTGGTCTGATAAATGCCCCCTTTGTAACAGGCCCTGTGTCAGTTCCATTCTTCCGTCCTGATAAAGAGCTTACAGAGAGTGAAGACGATGCTAACGTGTCATATCGTATAGATCATAAAATTGTCAATAAGCAGGGGGTGTCCTTTACAAACACAACCTCTCTTATGAATACTATGCGAATGCGTTACAAGACAGGGGATATTAGGCTCATCTCTATGCCTGCCTATGCAACTGGGTGGCCTCAGATCGAGTCAGTTCTTGATAATCTTAGGTACTTTGATGGCTTTGAACCTAGCGTCCTGATTGTTGACTATTTAGATCTGATGGCGAGTAAAGAAACAGAATTTCGACATCGTTTGAATGACATTTGGAGTTTTGCGAGGAAGGTTTCTCTTGAGAGAAACATACATATTCACACTGTATCCCAGAGCAATTCTAAAGACGGATCTAATGAAGGGAAAGAAATAACACTAGACTCTATTTCAGAAGATCAGCGCAAGAAAAGTCATGTCAGTCTTCTTGTCGGTATGTGGGCATCTGATGTCGAAAGGCAAAATGACTATATAAAAATGAAGCGACTCGTAGGAAGAAGTAAGGCAGAAACGTGGGAATCGTGTGTCGTCCTACAGTGTCTCGATTGTGGTTTGTTTCATGTGGCAAGTAAACTAGCTGGTAGGGTGGAGGGGGTGTAATATGCAAGTAAAAGATTTGGTATTTAAGACCTGTCTGAGTGGTACAGAAGAAGGCGGGGATCGACTATACTCAGCCTACACAGAATTAGGCAGAATTACTATTCTCAATAGGCTCACAGGCTGGGGAGACGGAGACATAAGGGATACAGAAACAGGTTATAAAGATTCCCATAATGAGTTCTGGCTTGTATCTGGTGGGTTTGATATCAGAGAGTTTCCTGAACTTACAGTAGAAGAAGCTGTTGTATTTATTAAGAAAAGTGCTACTGTTTGTGTGGGTAAAGAAGTAGAAGGCGTATAGACCTTTTATTATATTTTAAGGAGGCTACGAATGCAGATTGACGAACAGAGAGGTAAGGAAATTAAGGATGTATTTAAGTTGATGCTTGAATACGATACTATGAACAGCGAGAATACAAGTGCTAAGACAGAGGCAATTAACCGGCTTGCGTCATCTATGTCTGCTGATAAGGGTGAGCAGAAAGAGATTGTAGGATCTCTGAAGAAAGCATACAAAGAGTATAAGGAAGAGCAGGAAGGTAAGGTAGACACACTTAATGATACCCTTACTATTGTTCGGCTCGTCTGCCGTGGGAAGGACGTAGAGTGAATAATATCTACAGTATGAGAATGTACAGCGACGACCACCGGGAGGCTTATGCTGTCTGTGAAGACGCTAAAGAAGCGGCGAGTCGCTATCTGGAAGAGTTTGGGGAGTCACCAGATTTCGTCTCTAAAGAAACCTATGGTGGCATTAAGATACTGGAAAAGAAGGAGACAAAAGATGAATGAAGAAAACGAACGAGTTGTTATTACTGTAGTTGACAAACATGGTGTAAGTACTCGTATTGTTACAGATGAAGCCTTTGCAGAAGACACAGCATGGCCTCATCTTGTAGAGGTGTTTCTGGAGCAGCTTCAGGGACTTGGGTATAAGTTCTTTGCTACCCCTGCAGAGATGGTTGATGTACTTGAAGAATTTCATCAGGATCTGGTTTGCTCAGAATGCAACGGCTGTGATGAGGAGAAAACTTCCGTAGAGGAAAAGAAGTATCCTTATACTGGAGTAGCTAAAGATGAGCGAGGAACTACTGTAGTTAGATTTGTAAGCCCTAAGACAGGTACTTGCATCTATAAAGAAGGCAATGATAATTTTGTGGACGAGTATGCAGAAAATTGGGCAGAAGATATATTCCAGAAGGTGTCTAAGTGACTACATACAAATTCTACAGCACGAGCTGGTGTGGTAACTGCAAGATCATGAAGCCTATGGTGAAGGAAATAGCGCCAGATACAGAGTTTATTCTGTTGGATGAGGTCGGGGAAGAAGAACTTATCCTGCTTAATATTCAGTCGGTTCCTGTTATTATCAAGTACCAAGACGGTCATGAGGTAGCCAGAATCGCTGGGGGACACAGCAGGGCTGATGTAGTAGCCTTTATGAAGGAGTAGTAGTTGCCTAGTAGTAATGAGAACCAGAAATTTGTGAAGGGTATTATTGATGTAGACAACCTTCTGGACAGTGCTATAGATTGGATTCAGTGTAATATGGCTGCTGAGGATGTCTTCCCTAAAGAATCTCTTGCAGAATGGGCTGAGGAAAACGGTTATGTGAAGGCAGAGGAGTAGAAGATGGGTGTAGATTACGATGCTAACTTCGGGTTAGGATATGAAGTCAGATTTCCCTGTAGTTGGAACGGAGATGAGGATTATGAAATAGAAGAGTTCTTAGATGAACTACTCAAGGACACTCCGTTTGGATTTACCTACTGGGGGGATGAGGGTTACAGTGGAGATCCTTATACGTACGCCATTGTTTTGAGTGAGGTTCCAAACAGAGCGGCGTTAGCAGATAAACTATGTGAACTAGAAAAGTTTCTTACTGTAAATAAAGTGGAATACGATGATTCTACATATATAGTCGGAGGACTTCATACCCACTAGACAAAGTTTCTAATCTGTGTTATGATATAAGCATCCCAGAAATGGGGTGTTTATTTTTAAGGGGGGCATTGATATGATAAAGACTATTATAGAACTAGACAGAATTCCTATTTCGTTTGAGAACTGGATGACCAATGAGATGGCAGAGGAATACTATGTTTGTTGTGGTTACTCTCTTAGAATCATGTCATTTGAGGCTTGGTGTAAGAAAGAAAATATTACCATAATTGGATCAGAGGAAGTATAATGGCTAAATCCAAGAAGTTCTACACCACCAAAGTTGAATCCAATGAGCCAGACTGCGAAGCCTGTGGTCTGTCAGCAGTATGCAAATCTCCTAAGCTCAAGTTCATAGGCAAGGGCAAAAAGAATGTTCTCATTATTGGTTCACAGCCCACCTCACGGGAAGATCTCAAAGGCGAATTAGGCTATGGGGATGAGGCTGTGTTCCTTGAGAGTGCTCTTGAGGAGATTGGGCTAGACTTCTATGAGGATTGTTTTTACACGGTCGTATGTGGGTGCCGCCCTCCAAGAGACAGAAGGCCCGGTACGGCAGAGCTGAAGGCTTGTAGGAAGAGACTTGACAGGATTATCGAAAGACTAGAACCCAATGCAGTTGTACTGCTGGGGGAAGTGCCGTTTAACTATATGATAGCACCGAGGATTTCAGGGCGGTTGACGGGGACTCCAGCCAAAGATTTCTACGGAACCTGTGTGCCAGATCAGGAACTTGGTATGTGGCTAGTACCTACATGGTCTGTGCAGGATATGCTTGACGCTTATGCCTATTCAGATGGAAAACTCTCAAAACCTTTTTACCAGAGAGATGAAGCGGTATTCAAACGCTGGAAGAAGGATATGTCACAGGCATTTGGTCTTGAACCCGTTAAGATTGTTGATTATGCCTCTATGTGTAAAACTACTCAGGATATAGATGTAGCCCTTGATTGGATAGACGAAGCTATGTCGTGGGAATCAGTGTCCTTCGATTATGAAACAAACAGCCTAAAAGCCTTTCGTAAAGGGGCGTTTATTAAGTGTGTTTCTCTGTCTAATGGTAAGGTATCATATTCTTTCCCATTTTTTAGCGATGATACATTTAGACGAGCATTTAAGCGGCTTATGCTTTCTGACGTTAAGAAAATTGCCCATAACATTGCCTATGAAGGTCTTTGGACAAGAGAGCTTTGTGGTTATTGGATGAATAATTGGTATTGGGATACTATGTTGGGGCAGCATTGCGTCTATAACCAGAGTCCGACTGGTTTGAAATGGTGTACATATAAGGAATTTGGTATTATAGGATATGACGCCTCTGCAGATCCATACCTCAAGGGAACTAAGGAAGAGGTAGAGATATATGGGGATAATGCTTTTAATACTATCAATGAGGCTCCTATAGAAGAACTACTCCTGTATAATGCTATGGACTCTCTCTTTACAGCTCTCCTTGTGCCCCGTCAGATTCAGAATCTCTCTGAACACCAGATGAAGGGAATGGAATTTCTCATGGAAAGTACAGTTACCCTCACCAAGACTCAGCATAATGGATTCTACCTGAATGAGAAAAAGTATAATGAAGTAGTTATAGAAATGGAAGGTAAGATTAAAGCAGCAGAGGATGCTATCAAGAATTCCCCCGAAGTAGCACAGTGGGATGGCGAGGATGTGTTCAACTTTAATTCTGGCCCCCAGCTTAGTCATCTTCTTTATGGGGTACTTAAACTCAAACCTCCATTCCTCACTGATAGTGGAAAGCCTTCTGTAGATGCAGAGGCATTGGAGAAAGTGAATTGTCCTCTGGTAGATTTAATTCTTACCCAGCGTAAATACAAGAAATTGCTTGGGACGTATATTCATCAGTACAAGGTAGAGGCTATTGATGGTATGATCCACCCTTTCTTTTATCTGAATCGTGCGGATACATATAGAAGTAGTTGTAGCAGCGTTAATATACATAATCTTCCTAAACATGATGAGGAAGCTAAAAATATGATTACCTCCCTAGTTCTTCCAAAGCCGGGATATAAATTGTTAGCCTATGACTACAAATCTTTGGAAGTTTTGATAAATGCATGTCATAGTAGGGATAAAAATCTAATTACGTTTACATCTGACCCAACAAAGGACATGCACCGATCATCCGCCGCAGATATCTTTATGTTGGATGAAAAAGATGTAACAAAAAGAGTTCGCTCTGGAATTAAGAGTGCCTATGTTTTTTCCAGTTTTTACGGATCTTACTATAAACAAACTGCTCCAGACTGCTGGGAATTAGCACAGAGAGAAGGACTCATAGACCATCTTGCTGAACAGGGTATAAAGACATTTGCCCAATTTGAAGAGCGTGTACGAGTAGCAGATGATATTCTTTGGCATAAACGATTTAAGACGCACCAAGCGTGGCGAGAGGAGCAGTGGAAATCCTATCAAAAGAGGGGGTATCTTGAGGGATTCACTGGATTTAGATTTTATGCTCCTATGCGACGTAACAACACCTTTAATAGCTCTGTGCAGTGTGACGCCTACCATGTTATGCAATGGGCCATGAATAAATGTGTTGAAGAGGTAGAAGAACGGGGAATGGGTGCCTATACATGGGCAGAGGTGCATGACGCTGCAGAATGGGCATGCCCGCTCGAAGAAGAGGCATTATTGGATTCCCTTATATCTAAATGGTTTTTAGTGAAGGTAAAGGAGTATTGGCCATGGATCACAGTTAATCTGCAGATTGCTAAGGAGGTCGGGGCGGTTGACGGAGACTGGAGTACACTGGAAGAAGTGGGCTATTTGGATGAAAATGGGCATATTAGGAACTAGTATGAGAGGTATTGCGTTTATTTCTATAAGACTGTAAAGTTTGTATATTAGGAGTCCAAACAATGACAGAAATGCAACTAAATGGCTTTGCAGTACAGATTGATGATGACGATGCTGAAAGGGTCTTGCAGAGAAAGTGGTATGTTAGGGTGCCAGAGGCAAATACACCGTATTGTTATACATGGGTGTATACATGGGTGTATACTGGTGGAAAAGTAGTAGCCACTTCTCTGCATAGATTTATTACTAACATGGTAGGAAATAATTCAGCAGTAATAGATCATATTGACCACAATGGACTGAATAACCAGAAAGTCAATTTGAGAGTTTGTTCCATACTAGAGAATGCGTGGAATAAGAAAAAGGGCAGAAATAACATCTCTGGGTATAAAGGGGTTTCGTGGAAGAATGATAAATGGTGTGCTCGTATAATGAAAAATAGGGAATCATACGACATGGGTTCTTATGATTCTATAGAAGAAGCGGCCTTTGCATATGATGTGACTGCTTTACATCTTTTTGGAGAGTTTAGTTGTATAAATTTTGATAAGAGTTTATATATTGACGTAGATGTGGAAAAGGAGTATAATGCTAGACACTACACTCCAACCTGCATGTATCGGGGTGTGGTGAAACGGCATTCTACTAGGTATGAGGCTAATGTATGTGACCATAGAAAAGTCATATACTTAGGATCCTTTCCTACTGCCGAAGCCGCCGCTATTGCTTATGACGCCAAAGCCTTCGAGCTTAAAGGTCTGGGGGCGAAGCTCAATTTCCCTGAGCGTGTCGTAGATGGTGTTTATAATAAGGAGGTTACTAATGTTTAAGTTTGTGAGTAAAACAGTGACAGAATTCGACAGCCACATAGGAGATGATATAAGGGAACTGATTAAGCAAGCCCCTATCCCTCTGTGTATCTATCAGAACATTAAGATAAATTCCTATGAGGACAAATTCATTGAACCTTATCTCTCTAATGAGGCATTTGTCTGGAAAGTGGAAAATGCTTTGAAGTGGTCGAGTCATCTTACTAGCCACCAGCTACCAAGGCATTATGATGAGTATTTAGCCACGGATGCCATTACTGAGTTGCTGAAGCGGTTTAAGGACTTCTCTCTATGACCTGCCAAGGTTTCCTGCACTCCTGTAACGGACGGCTTCGTCCGTTACAGGATGCACACACAGTACGTGAACGAAGATAGCAACTATATGGATCTATGCCCAGATTGTCGGGTAGACTGTGATGCCTACTGGAAAGAGATGTGGGAAGATTAGTACAGTGCTCAAGGGATATGGTAAGGAGGATATATGTCTGAATTAGGTTATATCAAATGTAAAGATTGTGAACGATGCAGACAATGCTTTGAAGAAGATGTTACAATAGGCTATAGGGAATACACCAAAGAAGCCTATGAAGAGTTCAAGAATAGGGTAGCCTGTAACGATTCATTTAAGGAGTCAAAATGAAAGTATACATAATAACAGAATACGGTGGGTCTTATGATGACTCTTGGGATCATATCATTGGTGTTTTTACAGACAAGGCTAGGGCAGAAGAAGTTAAGGACACCTATTGGGCTAAAGTACAGAAGCGTCGGAGGCAGGCACAGAAAGCTCTAAAGAAATATGAGAAGAATCCTAACTGGGATGAAACACCAGAAGAGTCATGGAAATGGAGCAACCTTAATTCTGAGTGTTATGATCTTGAGGACATAGCAGGAGTTAAGCTAGATGAATATCCTCTGGATGAGTTCCTTGGTGGATATTATAACCCAGAAAATGCACTATAACATTTTATTTGTTAGGATGCAGAAATCATGTTAATGAAACCTCTTGGAGTACCTTATGTAGACAAAAAGATCCAGAACCGCTTCCGTTTTGGGTCTTGGGCGCTCAGTGGCAAGAACACATGGCATCTCTACAATGAGTCTAAGTATATACTGGGTATGCAGCTAGTCAACGACCGTCCCTATAAGCGGTTCTGCTATATACTCTATAGGAAACATTGTTCCTTCCATACTGCATTTCGTTTTCCTGAAGATATTACTTGGCATGGCTATAAAGAAGTCAGGACAAGTGGCTTGACTATCTGCCCAAAATGTGCTAAAATATGGAAAGAACGGTATGGGAAGGCTTATAAGGAAGTCCTGCAGAAGCAGAGGGAAATAGGCCATAAACGTTCTGAGGAACTAAGGAAAGAGAAGGTGAAAGAGCCTAGTTGGAGAGACCGCTAGGCGTTGTTAAAGGAGGTAAGTTCAAAGTCAGAGAAGGTGTTTACAGATATATGAAGTATTGGGTTGCAGAAAAGGAGGCCAAGATGGAAAAAAGAATTAGTGATACACAGGTAGCAAATTATTTAGAAATGTACAAAGATGGCCCATATACTTATATGGGAGATATCATGAAGAATCTTCAGGACGCTAGAAAGGATTCTGTGTGGCGGGATGCTCCAGAGGATGCCGCTTTTGCTAGTGTGCATCATTGTATTACTTCAGGACAACCATACACACCAGATGTAGCACATTTTTACTATAGAACCCTTCCCAAGACCTCTAAGCAGGAGCTTATTGACTCATTTGCAGAGAAGAATGCCGTGGCTATGAAGTGTTCCGGACTGAATAAGGAGCTGCTTGAGGCTTTCGTGAAAGAGTATGATAAAGTAATGAAGCCCCTTGACAAGTAACAAGGGGTTGTGGTAGGGTTTTCGTCCCACCTTCGGGTGGGATTTTATGTCTATAGGGAGGTATAGGAAATGGTCATAAATATAAAGGAGTATGCTGTTATTATAGATGACGAAGATTATGAGAAGGTATCCAGATATACTTGGAACCCCCAAGAATTTAGTAGAACAAAAACGTCGTTTATATATTTTGTCTCATATGTAAGAGATAACACAAATAAGAAAATAACATTTCTACTACACAGAGTCATTGCTGGATGTGTCTATAAAGATGGTAAAACCGTGGATCATATAAACCACAATACTATGGATAACAGAAAACAGAATTTACGAATATGTACAGCACAAGAAAATGCTCAAAATAAAAAAGTTTATAACAAAACTGGTTATAAAGGAGTTAGTTGGCAAGAATTAAGCAAAAAATGGCGTGCTTCTATTAGGGTAAATAATAAAACGCTTTTTCTAGGAAGTTTTAGCGATATAGAAGACGCCGCCAGCATATATGATATGTGTGCCTTATATTATTTTAAAGAATTTGCGTTAACAAACTTCTCAAAGAATAATTACACAAACGCCGACATAATAAAGGCATATAGAGAATCACTACCTAATTATAATTATGATTATACAACTCGATATAGGGGAGTCCAATCTACAGCAAATGGAGTTTCTTGGAGTGTGTCCATAAATATAGAGAAAGTGCCTCAATATATAGGAACATATAGTACAGCAGAAGAAGCGGCTAGAGTGTATGACATGCTAGCTATAAAATTACAAGGAAAAAGCGCCAAGACTAATTTTAATAAGGAATTATATTCAAATGAGGCTATAGAGGATACTTATGCTAGGGCGTTAAATCCTATAAAAACAACACCTAAATCAGGGTATCGCGGGGTATTCCACAATAAAAGAGATCAGCTATGGTATGGAACAATTAACCATAATAACGTGCAGTATTATACTGGATCATATCAGGATCCAGAAAAGGCGGCTAGATCACGAGACAGAAAGGCCATAGAACTTCTTGGAGACAAAGCAATATTGAACTTCCCTAGAGAAGATTATATTAAGGAGCGCAACAATGAGCAAGAAACAGCGAAATGAACAGGAATTTGTCAAAGATACTATTGATGGGTATCTCGACAAAAATGATTGGCGAGTGCAGGAGAACTCAAATGTAGGTTTTTCTATTGGGGGCCTTATTCTACATACAGCAGGAACGCTTTCAGCTAACTACTGGTTAAATGAGGTGTACCCTAAAGAAGTAGCAGATGCACATAAAAATGCAACCATGCATATACATGATCTGAGTATGCTTGCACCTTACTGTGGTGGTTGGAGTCTTAGACAACTTATTATGGAAGGACTTGGTGGAGTTGCAGATAAGATAACCTCTGCCCCTGCT